GACATTAGATCGTCCTCCACAGGGACACCAGCGGCCTCTAACACGGAGCATAATGGATCACGAGCATCTGCGCGTACTCGTCGAATGTACTGTGTGCTATAACGAGGATGGATACCACTAGCGCTATCGACCAACTGACTAACAGTACCGCTAGGCTTAATCGCAGTAATAGCGACAGAAGGTTTAATCCCCAGTCTCTTAGCCCATTGCTCGTTGGTAACAATAGCTTCATTACGCATCTCCGTAAGCCACTTCTTTAGTTTAGCTTTGTCTTCTCGTCCTGACAGGATAGGATGATCCATGATACCCGTAAGGCTTACACCCAACAGTGCTTCTTCCTCTGTGTTTGTTTTCCACACGTTACGTAGATAACGAAAGTCAGTTAACGTAGCTTGTAGAGTTCCAAGGATAGCTGCAATACGTACTTTTCGTTTGAGGCTTGCGAGCGTATCGGTTGACCTGACAACAACTTCTGATAGGTTGCAGAATTGATAGGGTCGGAGGATGATTTCACTACATGGATTAGTTCCAAAATCATAGGTAGCATCTCTTCGCTCATTTCTTGCAGCTTGTTTTTGACTAGCCACTCTAGAAAAGACGCCTCGCTCTCCGGATTTCGATTCATACAAACTTGTCCATTCATTTAAGAATGCCTCAAAGTCAGGCTTCTCTGTGTAACACGCTGAGTTGTTAGCTAACCCTCTTTGTGGTTCATCTATGTACCACTGTCCATGCTTGCATCGTCTGAGTCTGTCGTCTGTGAGGTTGCTGAGACTGATGAGAGCGCTTCGTCTGACCCCTCCGACGACGACGATTTGAGCAATCTTGCAGCAAAGATCGTGGCATTCAATGGACGTAAGGCGTCGTCCAGAAGCTCCTTGAAAGAGTTCAACTGTGAACTTGAAGAGATCGACGAGAGGCTCAGGACCACTTGCACGGCCTCCGAAAGTCTTGAGTGTGGCACCTGCAGGTCGTATTCGGCTAACGTCCCATTGGGGAATCTGACCTGAGTACAGCAATGATACCAGCTCCCTAAACGATTTCGCCCATCCGATCTTCGAATCTGCAACATTAATAACTGTATCGGTTTCATGGAATGTCTCCGCTACTTCTGGCAACTTTGCAATGTACTGCCGTTCGACGCTGAAGCCTACGCCTGTACCGCACATAAGCACGTACATCATCTCATCAAATGCTTTGGGATGATCAATAGGAAGATAGCTACAGTTAAACCCTGCTACGTTGTCACGATCCAGAGCCTCACCTGCGGTCATCAGTGCTCGCATAGAAGGCATTACATCTAGATCATGTATAGCTTTGAACAGCTCTGCTACATCAAAGTCGTTGAGGTCTGCTTTGTCTACCCAGTAGTTGACATACCGATTGACTGTTTCTTCCCATGTTTCCCTACGATTCTCGTCTGGTAGGTATCGTGCGTATCTGCTTTTGTGTATGTATTGTTGATAAGCGTCCAATGATGCTACTCCTTTGTTGGTCTGTGTATCTTGTCCAGTTAACTATTTCTTCTACTGTTCTGTTACACCCTGTGCATTTATTATTAATAAGCTTGCATTGTTTTATACAGGGGCTATCCATCCACTAAGTAATTCCTAGTGTTTCGTTTTCTATTGCTGCTTTAGCTAGGCCAAGTAGTAAGTATACACCATCAGGGTATTGTTCGGTGGCTGTTAGTTCAAACACTTCACCGTCTTCGTACATGACAACAACGCATTTAATCTCTCTTTTTTCCTTCTCGTATTCAGCACTACGCATAGCCAGTGCTGCTAGGAACTCAGAGGTTTTAACATCTTCGTCTTTTTTCCTTACAAAATTACCTTCAACTATTTTCATCCTATCTCTCGCTGTATTAGCATTTCAATGTAGTGGATAGCTTTACGTAAATCCTCTACTCCGTTCTTATCTTTCCAGCGGGTAATGTATTTTACTGCGTTGGCCTCGCACCAATCCAACTTGTTCGCAAGAATAAAATCAACTGGTTGTATCTCATACTTGTTATAATGATTGCCACCTACTTGACGTTGGGTAGCTACGTTGCTTGGGTGTGATAGCTTACCGTACACTGTCTTGCTTGCTTTGTCCCACTGTTCAGGAGCAGCATCATTAACGCTACCTGAATAAGTAGTCCATTCGTTACTCATAACCTTCCTCCTCCAGATCAAACTTCCAACTGTTTGTGTTTACTTTGTCAGAAAACCGTTCAACTAACTCTTCAGACGTAATCTCTAACGCTTCCATGATAGTTACTTCATCATAGCGTGACGCTATTCGTTCTAGTATTTCGTCAAGAGTTAGCACCGTACTTCCCCCGCAGGTATGTCATAGATACAGGCATCTCATCAAATGTGCCGTTGTCTACTTCGTTCAGTACCCAAAGACCAGACCATGATCCGTTAGTCTGTGGGTTAAGGTACTCCTCATCATGCTGATAGTAGATACCAGCAAACAGAGAAGTCATTCGTTTACCGGCTGCGTTTCTGTCGAATGCAATGTCTCTGTCTTGTACGTGTCCCATGATGCATGACATATGTTTCTTTTGGAGCAGTAGCTTTGCATTAGTGACTGGCCTGCCCATGACACCGCTAGTGAAAAAGTGGCAATAAGCAACACCGTCCACAATAATCGGCTGAAGATACGGATACACTTCCCAGCCCCTGAGATTGAGATCCTCATAACTCATCAGTCCTTCTAGCTTTGCATCGTTCTCCACGGCACGTTCAATGCGGTACTCATGATTACCTAGAGTAAAGATAAGACGAGGCTTCCATACCTTCTTCTTCATCCTACGCATACGTGACTGCTCTGCTCTGATGCAGTCCATGAATACCTGCATAGCTTCGTTGCCTGCTTCAACATCAGCAGAGTAACGTCTACCTTCAAACGACTTCTTACCAACGTCATACGATGACAACGATGGCATATCCCAATGGTCCCCCAGATGTATGATAACGTCAGGCTTGGTAGCAGCAGCATAGCGTCCTGCCCAAACCATATGATCGATAGGATGATCTGGTTTAATCTGAGTGTCAGGTATCACTAGGTGTCTAGTCATTTTGTCCATCCTTTTGACCATATGATTGGTATTGTTTCAAGCGTGTACCATCTGATCCCTTGCTTGTCTGCCCACTCTGCCATTGTGTAGCGTGTACCATTCTTTCGTCTTTTGGATCCCGGCATTGGTGTCTTGGGACGTTGGAACAAAAATACCAGCTCCTCCTTTGGCCCAAGTGTCTCTGCGATGATGACATACTTACGCGCCTCCTCGGATGTACGGAACCTCCCCTTTGCTTCTATGTAGACAGTCTTACCACGGTCTGTGTAAACAAAGTCAGGCTCATAGTGCTTAGGAACAAGATAAAAGATGCGTTGTTCTGGGTGATACTCGCAGCACTGCATAATCTCATGTGCTGCTTTCTCAAACTTGGAATCATATTTCTTCATACAACTAGGTTGGTTAGTTCTGCTATAGGTAAGTTGTAGCAATCAGCTTTAACAACAAAGCCGTTGTCTCCATCTTTGTCTCCTTTCTTTAAGAACCTAGCACGATTAAAGTAGTCATCTTTGCTGCAATCTCCCAATACATACAACGCACCGCCTTCCATGTAGCGTGTAAAAATATACAGATCACAACCTTGATGAGTAGATGTGGCGGCTATACTGCAATCATAATAGGGCTTAGGGACAACAGTAGTACGTTTCGTTTTCACATCCACTGTTCTTCCATCATCAAGAGTAAGATCATAGTCTTTTGTAGGAGAACGCTCAACACCTAACAGATCAGCAACGATAATTTCTGCTAAGAATCCAGCAAAGTTTCCTTCTCCTTTAGTTATACTATTTCGTATGTGTCCCATCTCTTTAGCAAGTTCAAGGGCTTTGTTTTTCTGTTCATCTGTTGGGACGATAGTTTGCACTGCTAAACCTCCGATGGTTTTTCATACTTATCATCGTCTGAGCGCAACAGATACAGAAGTTGTAGACTCTCCATCAGTCTGTCTTCATCCAGATCGTTGTCCCAATAGTGAGTAAGACAAGTACTGTAACACTCCCACTCTGTTGTGCATGGGTCAATGATCTTGTCTGCTTTCTTAGGACCGATACCGTGGATGCCGGGGATGTTGTCAACCCTGTCACCCATCAGCGCCTGCTTGTACAACCAGCGCATAGCATCTTCTTTGTTAAATGCATTTA